GAATTTAGTAATTTATTTTTATCAGAACACAAGCCAAAAGTTGTAGGTACAGACGAAGCATTTGCCCTAGCTGCAAAACTTTTAGATATAACTGATGTCATTGCTTATCCTCTAGAGTTTCCTCGCATAGTGCATATGAAACCTATGGTACAGAATTGGCCATGGCCCGCCGACACATGGAGCGACCACGTGGGCTTTTATCTTAATCGCTACGGTAAATTAAAAATAGGAAATTATCAACAAAATGGCATCGTGCATTATGTTGAAAAAAATAAAATCGACGATGAAATGATTAATATCTTAGAGGAAATAGCATGGAAAAAGTAATTGATTTTGACGAGTGGATCGAAAACTTTCAGCTACCAAAAATTGAATACGTTGCAGTATACGATCCGTTTACCGGTGATGTAAAAAGCGTAGGTCCATCTTACGCTTTTTCTGCTGAAGAATATACTGTACCTGTTGATACTGAAACTGCTGAAAGAATTATTAATGCAGAAATCAAGATTCACAATTGTCAGGTAGATGTTAATTCTAATAAATTAGAGATCGCCGAGGTTAAAAACTTAACAACCATAGACGATGTATTACATCGTATTATTTCTGTTGAACATTCTGATATAGAAATCCCTGATGTGTATATTAGTTATTTGTCTAAAACTAAAACTCTAAAGATCCAACTGTCTGAAGCATTAGGCGGCACTAAAAAAATTAAAAAAGAATTTAAATCTAGAAAAATTGTATGGGATGGCAACGCAGAGATGAATTTTCTAATCACTGAATACAATGATCCTAATTTGACTTTTGAAATGTTTTCTGTTAAAATTAACGAACTAATAGGTAAAACTAAAATTATCAAAAATATTGATTACAATAAATTTAGTGTATATACTAGACGCCTATTTAAAAATTATGTAATTGAGTATAAATGAAAATAATTGAATTTGATATTATCTTTTTAAGTTATGACGAACCTAATGCTGATTTGCATTACGCTGATCTGTGTAACAAGGTACCTTGGGCAAAACGTGTCCACGGCGTAAAAGGCAGCGATCATGCTCACAAGGCCGCCGCTAATCTGAGCGAAACGGAGTGGTTTGTTACTGTGGATGCTGATAATATTGTTGACAAGAAATTTTTCAACATTGATCTAGACATGAGTGATCCCAAGATACAAGTATACGGTTGGTGCGGCAAAAATACAATCAACGGCCTACGGTACGGCAACGGTGGGTTAAAAATTTGGAACAAACAATTTGTACTTGGCATGCAGACTCATGAAAATAGTACAAGCGATAGAGCACAGGTTGACTTTTGTTGGGAAGATGGATATCGTAACTTCCCCTTGACATTTAGTGAAAGCATTATCACCGGTAATGCATTTCAAGCATGGCGAGCAGGATTCCGAGAGGGTGTTAAAATGACCCTGTTGGATGGTGTAAAAGTGCCACCTCAAGAAATTAAACAACGAATCTGGTGGCATAATATTCATAGATTACGTATGTGGTCAACAGTGGGTGCTCATGAAGAAAATGGCTCGTATGCAGTGCTTGGTGCTCGTATGGGCACTTGGATGACCAACTGCACCGACTGGAATTATGTGGATGTTAGAGATTTTGAAATATTAGGAAATATATACCAAGAACAGGTCAATCACGAAACGGTTCAGCATGATATAACAGTGTTGGGAACACAGCTTAAAGCACAATTGGGACTTGATTGGCCGTATCTAGATGCACAACAAAGTAAGTTTACGTTGGATTTATATAACGAAACAATGAACCTTAACGATACTTATTTCAAGATGTCGGTGCCTGCAAATGTATGATATTTTTTATGTTAGCAACGCAGCGGGCAATGATGCAGATTGGAACAAAATAAAGTCTAATTATCCGTTCGCCCAGCGTTTATCGAATATAAAAACATACGAGCAAATTCGGTCTAAATGTTTCACAAAAATGTTTTGGGTTATTTGGGACGATGTGGATCTGTTCACGACATTTAATTTATTAGAGTATACTACTGATGAGTGGGACAATATGTATGTTCACGTGTTTCGTAATGGTGAACACTATGACGGTATTTGTTTGTTTCCTAAGAACATCACAGTGTCAAAAAAAGAATTTGATTATAGATTTTTTAGCAATAAAAAAGACATTGATATAATTGCAAGTACTCCCAAACAATACAACATATACCATATAGATACATATGACGAGTATGTAACGGCTGTAAACACTACCAGCTCAAATATGTTTTGGGCAGTATGGAACGATGTTACAATAGATAGTAATTTTAAATTTGATTATCAAGTAGCTACACATAATCAGCATATTGTTCACGTGTTTAAAAACGGCAAACATCACGACGGTATTTGTTTATTCAATAAAAATTCAAATATTTCAAAGAGAGAATTTGATAATAGATTTTTTGCAAACAAAAAAGACATTGATATAATTGCAAGTAATCCTGTACCGTATGATGTTTTTACAGTATCGTCATTTGAGGAATACGAGCAAGCTGCTAAAAAATCTAAGACTTCTATGTTTTGGGCAATCTTTAATGATATCGCAGTTATTGACGATTTCAATTTTAATTACCAAGTACCTAAGTATAATCATCCAGTTACCCATATATTCCAAAACGGAGAAAATTTTGATGGAATCTGTTTGTTTTCAAAATATCATATAGTAAGCCAGCGAGAATTTGAATATCGATTTTTTACTATTAAAAAGGAAATACCTATTTTAGCAAGCATGCCAAAACCGTTTGATATTGTATTCATATCTTATTATGAATTAGTTGCAGATGAAAATTTTAAAAAATTATTAGACAAGAAGTTGAATAATAAAATTTTTAGAGTTAAGGATGTAGACGGAATACATAATGCTCACAAACAGGCAGCAACATTAGTTAATACAAAAATGTTTTGGGTTGTTGATGCCGATGCCGAGCTAGTTGATGAATTTACATTTGATTATCAAGTTAAAAAACACGACCAAGATACTGTTCATGTTTGGAAAAGTAGAAATCCAGTTAATGGATTAGAATACGGCAATGGCGGAGTTAAATTGTTGCCTACAAAATTAACAGCTAATATGCAAACAAATAACCCAGATATGACAACTAGTATCAGTGGCAAATTTAAATCAATACCAATTATTTCTAATGTTAATAAATTTAATACAGATCCGTATAATACATGGAAATCATCATTTAGAGAATGTTGCAAATTAGCAAGTAGAATTATTGATCGACAATTAGATGCAGAAACACAAGAGAGATTAGATACATGGTGTGAAAAATCTACAGACTACTATGCAATTGCCGGTGCGATTGCAGGCCGAGGCTACGGTTTAAAAAATAAAAATAATATAGATGCTCTTAAAAAAATAAATGACTTTAAGTGGCTTAAGGAACAATTTGATGAACGATATAGCAAGAATTAAAAAATTTATTCCTATAATGAATGAGGTAAGTCCTACATTCTGCATGGCCAAATGGCATCATACTACTATCTATCTTCAGACAGGCGAGACACATAGCTGTTATCATCCTGCACCACACAAGATTCCTATCGATGAAATTGTTATTAATCCTAGTGCATTACACAACACTGTGCAAAAGAAACACGAGCGATTAGAAATGCTTAACGGCGGCAAACCCAGCGGCTGCAATTATTGCTGGAATATTGAAGCAATGGGTGAAGAATACCTAAGTGATCGCAAAGAACGTAATGCTAGTATCTATACGCCTGAGCGTTTTGAACAAATTAAAACAGGTGACTGGGATCAAAATATTAATCCACAATACATAGAAGTTAGCTTTGGAAACGAATGTAATTTCAAATGCGGATATTGCCATCCCAAGCATAGTAGTTCTTACTATAAAGAAATACGAGATTTTGGTCCATATGATATGGTCAAGAATCATCGCAATGATATCGATTGGTTTAAAATTTATGAAGAAGAAACTAATCCCTATGTAGAAGCATGGTGGAAGTGGTGGCCTGAAGTTAGCAAGACATTAACTATCTTGCGTGTCACAGGAGGTGAGCCATTACTACAAGCCAGCACATGGCGCCTACTTGAGGACTTAGAAGCAAATCCGTTACCTAATCTAGAACTCAACATCAATTCAAACTTTGGCGTTAAGCCTATATTGATTGATAGACTTGTAGAAAAAGTAAACAATCTAGTTAACAGTGGAAAGATTAAAGATTTTAAAATCTTTACAAGTATAGATACTTGGGGAGCACCTGCAGAATATCTGCGTACTGGATTGGATCTAACAGTATGGGAACGTAACCTTGACACTTATCTAACCAAGACCACGTTACCAGTTACATTTATGTGTACCTTTAATATTCTAACAGTAACAAACTTCCAAAGTTTATTAGAAAAGATCTTAGAATGGCGTGTTAAGTATAATGGCTTTGATCAGAACAAATGGCAGCGTATACGCTTTGACACTCCGTTCTTAAAAGAGCCATTACAATACGACATGAATTTATTGCCTAAAGATGAGTTTATGCCTTACATGCAAAGACATCTAGACTTCATTCTAGCCAATCTAGACGATAAAAACCGTAGCAAATTCAACGACTTAGAGTATGAAAAATTCCTAAGAGTAGTAAAATACATGGAATCAGCTATCTATACCCCAGAAAAACTAAAAGAAGGCAAACGAGACTTCTTTAATTGGTTTACAGAATACGACCGCAGACGCGGTACTAATTTCTTAGAAACATTTCCAGAATTGGAAAACTTCTATTTTGATTGCGGACAAACAGAATAAGGACACTATGAGCAAAACAATTTTAATTACAGGCGGCGCCGGGTTTATAGCTCACCATTTAGTTGATAAAATTTTAACCGAAACTGATTGGAAAATAGTAACCCTTGATCGATTAGATTATAGTGGCAATTTAAATAGATTGAACGAAGTAGTAATGGCTCACCCGGCAATCGAGCGCAAACGTGTACGGGTAGTTCATCACGATCTAAAGGCAGAACTAAATTCTCAAATTAGATCAATGATTGGAAAAGTTGATTTAATAGCGCACCTTGCAGCAGGCAGTCACGTCGACCGATCTATTGCGTATCCTATGGAATTCGTACAAGATAATATAGTGGGCACTGTTAATCTAATGGACTATGCTCGTAATTTAGATAGTTTAGATCTATTTGCATATTTTTCAACAGATGAAATTTTTGGTCCAGCACCTGTTGGAGTTAGCTACAAAGAAAATGACAGATATAACAGCACCAATCCTTACAGTGCTAGCAAAGCTGCCGCAGAAGAAATGGTAGTTGCATACGAGAATACCTACGGCCTTCCAGCAATTGTTACCCACACTATGAATGTATTTGGGGAAAGACAACATCCTGAAAAGTATATTCCTATGTGTATCAGAGGTGTTCGAGATAACGAAAAAATTACAGTACATGCTAACGCAGAAAAAACAATTGCCGGATCAAGGCATTACATACATGCTCGAGACGTTGCAGATGCATTGATGTTTTTATATCATACTGACCTTAGTAAATTAGAACCAGACTACGGTGGCGCAAAATGTCAAAAATTCAATATTGTAGGATCTACAGAGATTGACAATTTAAAATTAGCACAGTTTATTGCTGAAGTTCAAGACAAACAGCTCAACTACGAAATGTGTGATTTCCACACTAGTCGACCTGGCCACGATTTGCGATATGCACTAGATGGTACTAAGATGAAACAGTTAGGATGGGAACCGCAGCCAGCATATGAAAGATTAGAAGAAGTTGTTCGCTGGACATTAAAAAATAATAGATGGCTAATAGTTTAATCAATATTAATAATTTATCAACATCATTTGATAATTTTCATAAAGAAAAATATTCACACTGTGTAATTGATAATTTTTTAAATGAAGATGTTGCTACCCAGATAGCAGCAGATTTTCTTGCGTATGATTCTGGATTATTTAACGGCAACTATGATAATCAAATTGAACTGAAGCGTACTTGTAATATATGGGATAGATTCCCTGCGAGTATCTACCAACTAATAACATATCTTAATTCACCTACATTTATAGACGTACTATTGACATACACAGATTGCGGCACGCTATATTCTGATCCAGGAATCCACGGAGGTGGCTTACATTCTCATCCAGATGGCGGTAAACTAAATCCGCATCTTGATTATAATCTTCATCCTAAATTAGGCCTACAGAGAAAGTACAATCTTCTTATCTACCTTACTCCTGATTGGCAACTAGAATGGGGAGGAGATTTTGGCATATGGGGAAGTGATGGCACTGCTCCCACTCATCTAATTAAACAAATATCTCCTATCTTTAATAGAGCAATTTTCTTTGATACTGCCCAGTCGTTCTGGCACGGACTAGCAACTACTGTTTCATGCCCACTAAATATATCAAGAAACAGTCTAGCAATATATTACCTAACAGATCCGCCAACTGACACCAATACTCGAAACAGAGCACTTTTTTCTCCTACTTCGGATCAAAAAAATAATCTTGAAGTATTAGACTTAATAAAGAGGCGAAGCATTACTAATGGCAATAATGTAGAACAGTGGAATAGATTATGAATTTTCTTTTTGAAAACACTCAAGAACAAACAAATTTTTTAGAATGTCCAGATGTTAACTCATCAGGTATACGACGATTTACTACTAGTCCGTTTGTATCTTCTTTAATTAGATGGAAAACTACAAAGCAGCCTCTGTCCGGTCTTAACAGCATATCTGTAAAAGTAGATTTATCAAAAAATAAAAAATTATATGACAAGTACATTATATCAACCGGAGTAGCACATTCACCGTGGGATTGGTGCGGGTATACTGAGCTAAACACGCAGTATGATTCTTATATGTCTGAACGAAAATCAGTATTTGCCTATCTAAGCGAAAAGCAACTATCAGCAATTCGCAAAAAGAAATGCTACTTACTATTAGATCAATCGCATGAAGGCTATCATACTATTTGGCTGTTTAAGTGGTTTCACGACTGCTGTTCTCATTACAATATAAACCCAACTCAAGTAATATATGTAACTGGCAATCTTGCAGTTATTGAACAGTATAGTAATTGGTGCAGTGAGAATGTACCCCAATCAAAACTATGCGTAATTCCAAATATACAATTTGAAGAATTTATACAAACCGCTGTTGAAAATCAAATAAGAACTCTGCCAACATCTAGTCAACAAGTAGAATACAAAACAAAAAATATAGAAGACATCAAAGTATACAACGCATTTCAAAAGCGATCACGTCCCCACCGAATCTGGCTGTTCAGCAAGTTATACGAAAATCAATTAATGAATGATGGCGTCAATAGCATGAATTCTTTTAGTTATCGTAACTCTCACTATGAAGGTCGAGTGCTTGATCCAGAATTATACAAATCGTTTATAAACTTGTTACCTATGTATCCTAGAAACAATCTTGATAGTAAGAATAAAAAAGGATTTGAAGGATCGTTGGGCGACTTGTTTGAACAAGATTTAAATCAGCAAGAAACATTAGACACTTGGATCAGTGTAGTTAGTGAAGCATCATTTGCTGAAGATACTTGCTTTATAAGTGAAAAAAGTTTTAAGCCAATTGCAGTCAATCATCCATTTATACTGTATGGAAACAAAAATAGTTTAAAATATTTTAGAGAGCTAGGATATAAAACATTTGGTGAATTTATTGATGAGTCTTATGATAGTTTAGAATCTTGGGATAGACTAGATGCAATTATAAAAATAATACAAAATATTAAAGCAATGTCTTCCGATGAAAAATTAAAATGGTTCATATCAATGCAGCCTATTTTAGATCATAATTTTAAAACCTTAGAAGAAAATACAAGAAAGCGATTACCAAGTTCTATAACTTTATTGCACAACTATTTTCTTGGAAACTAATAATGTACAATAAACAAATTATCGAAATCAATACTGATCTCAAAAGAACACGTAAAGCTATCATTAGCTTAGGATGCTCTTTTGTTGAAGGTCAAGGCGCAGTTAATCAAGAAATTTATGACAACTATGAATGGAGTATGACAAAGACCGGAATTCCTATGAGTCCTATCTTAACTGCTAGTCAACAAACTACTTTGCTTTCTAATCATCCTGAATTGTTACTAGAAACTGGAGGTATAAATTGGACATTTATGGAATATCAAAATGCATTTGTTAATATACTATGCAAAAAATATTTTGATGCAGGCTATACTCCCATTAATTTTGGTCTAAGAGGTAAGGGTAATCGAGCTTCAATTAAAAGTTTGTATTTTCATCCTCAACTAAATTGGCAGGACATTGACGAGTTGATAGTTATATATGTGCCAAGCGGCCCTGAACGTTTTGATTTTGTAAGTGACGAATTCAATGAACACCAGCAGTTTCAATGTGCTTGGCCTTGGTATGAAGATCAAGAAAAAAGCCCTCGGAAGACACTGTGGAAAGGATACGGTACTGCAATATACAGCGAAAAGTCAGCAATGCTAGAGCAAATATCAAATGTTATTGAATTGGAAAACTGGTGTAAACTAAAAAACGCAAAATTAATAATTACTCCTGGATTTGATAGATCGTATAAAAAAGAAAGATTTAACGAAATTATTCAAAATACAGTAGAGAGGAATCATCTCCAACAAACTACAAAGTATACAGACTATGCACATGACAAAAAAACAACTAGACGATCTGTTGCTGACCAAACAATATTTAACGCAATTGTAGAGCAATGGCCATGGGACAAAATGTTTGTTCCGCAGGGCTGCAACACATTTATGGACTTATGCCTAAAGCAAGAAGGGCTAGAACACACTGGTTACTGGGACTACAATGGCAAGGGAACTCCTAATTATTGGATAACCAAATGCTGTCATCCTAGTGCAAAGGGGCACGATCTATTTGCACAAGAACTTTTTAAATTCATTACGGCGTAATATGTATAAGTTGCTAAATGCAAGCCCGTTGCCTGATTATGTAACTGATTATAAATTTTTAAAATCCTTAATACTAAATTACGCAGACGATGCAACACCCGGGCACCAAATTTATTCAAATAAGTTTACTTCGTATGATTCGCCTGCCCTGTTTGAGAAAAATTTACAAACTCAGCCAGATGACTGGCATTATCGATCAAAAGAAGTAACATACGCTTGCAATCTTAATGGTTATAGAGCAGACGAGTGGCATTTAATTGACTGGCAAAATGCTGTTGTAGTATTTGGATGTTCTTGCACACTAGGAGTAGGGTTAGCTGAGGATGAAACAGTTACTGCTCAATTGTCTAAAATGTTAAATAGACCAGTGGTTAATATGGGCGCTAGTGCATCTTCTATGCAATTTTCTTTTATAAACTCAACATTACTATCTAAGTATTTTCCAACTCCGTATGCTGTAGTCAACTTATGGACAAATATAGATAGATTTACTATTTTTAAAGATTACAAGATAGATCACGCTGGTCCGTGGGACGATACGGCTATGTATAAAGAATATGCAACTAATATCCATCATTCAATGACAGAAGCTAGCTACATATCTATTGCAAGTAGGGAGCTTTGGAAAAATCGGTGCAAGTATTATTCTGCTAGTTTTTTTGACCAAACAGCACACTACACAGAAAGTGCATGGATTGAAATTGATAATCAAGCAAGGGATCTAACTCATCCTGGAAGAATATCATCTAAAAAAATGGCTCGATTAATTTCTAGAAATATTGCTTAAAAAATAGTTTTAGTTGATTTATTAATGTCGGTTTTAAGTCTAACTATATCAACCTTAAACTCTATTTTCACAATCTCGTCTTTATATTCTCGAAGCGTTTCTACTAATCTAGTAGCAATTGTATCTTGGTCTAAACTGATAGTCTGTTCTTTAATATTAATTTCCCATACTCTGCCGTTAGCAAACTCTAGATGAACTACATCTAGATAAGCTATAGGCACTGTATTCATATAAAGATCCTCAAAGACTTCTGGCCATTCTTTGACCAGATGTCTTGGAGGTTTAAACAGCCGACTAGGCATCTACTGATTCTTTAGCCTTTGTTGTTTTTTTAGCCGGAGGATCTAACTCGTCTGCATCTTTACGTAGCTTGGCTGCTTCTTTATACATGGCATCTGCTTGACTACGATAACTTTTAGCAATATCTTTATCAGACAATGCTTCGTTTGATACAGCTTGAGCACGTACTGGCGCAGGAATGTCAGTGTCAACTGCCGGTACAACTTCTTTCTTCGGTTGCTCTCGCAACTTAACTGATGGAGTTGATCCCTTAACGAAGTTACATAGCTCGTCGATTGTGCAATTCTTTTGCTCTGCAATCAATACATTTAATTGATCCAACGGCATATTATGCTGATTAGTTGGAGTCATAATAACTGAATCAGATGGAACCTTCTGCATACGATTATCAATTTGCATAGCCTGCAACATTGGTCTACCGTCTGGGAAATACTTGACAAACATCTGCTCACCAAATTCAAATGAATCTTGTGCAGGCTCAGTTTCGACTAGATCCATAATAGCATTATGATATTGATCTGGCAATGTTGCTGTAGGCAACACTAATGACATATGTGATTCGCCTGGCAATGTACGGAAAACAACAATAACTTTATTACCGCTGTTTTTCATTTTACCGATGTGTTTTAATGACTGCATATTAAGCCTCCTTTTTGTTTGCTACAGATTCTAAGAATGTGTTTAACTTATTGAAAGTTTTACCTACCGCTTCTAGCTCTGCTGCTTTAAACGCCCCGCGCTGACTTGCTACTTCTATAATACTCTTTAGTGCAACTAGATCGCTGATATTAAGATCAGTACTAGATTGTGCTCCTTGAGCTGGCTGTACTGCAACATCTTCGATTGCTTTAACTTCTTCTGTCATATTAGGTTCTCCTTAAATGTGGACAGGCTAACATAAAGTATGTTAGTTCTTTTTGGTCTTCAAACGCCACAAACGTGGCAGATTTTAATTTTCCGTCTTTATCAATTGCAGGTGATCGAACAACACAATATCGTCCTTTCAGTCTAGCATCAACCCAATCAATTAACTCATTATCAAATAGTACCATCTCTCCAATTTTTGTTTTGGCAAAATGTGGAGGCAATGTGCTTACTCTACGTTGTTTTAAAATAGCAATAGGGTTGAGATTGAACATAGTGAAAATATTTATAAATTATTGTTGTTAGGTTGCTGATTCTTGGCTAAATCTTTTTGCTAGGGCCTTGTTATATCCTATCTTACGGATATCCCCAGAAAATAGATAAAGCTCGAATGCAGCACGTTCACGTAGTACAATGATATATTTTTTTGTTATAAAATAGGGAGATTCAATAAAGTTATCCAACCAAACTAGTACTTGAGGAGTAATAGCAAAGTCTTTAGGAAAGTCTACTTTATATGTTTTAATTTTAGCATGATCGTTGATAAACGTCAATGCGTGTTCACTCAAACGTTGCCCGCCTTTGTCCTTATCGCGAACGTTCCACCACCACAGACTGCGATATTGTTTGAGCGTATCCGAGTCGGCTGGTTGTCCTGCAGCCTCTAAGAATACCTTAGTATAGGTATCCTTGATGTCCATATTATTCTACCTTTTCACCAGTGGTTAATTTGTATACTTCAAAGTCTTCAGTTTTAAAAAGACGATTTAGTTTCTTAGCAAGATTATGCGCATGACCAGGATTGCTAAAACTTACTTTCTTATATTTTGGGCCGGGGTAGCTAGCAACTAGACTACCACTCTTTAGATTAAAAGGTTGGCCTTTATAGAAAACCGCCCAGATAGCTTCACTATTAAGAATCTGTTCGATCTTAAAGTTTTCTTTATTTGCATGTTCTAACAATACTTTTGGCTTTGGTCTGCTCATACTATACGTGTTCCTAGTTAACCACGTATATATTTATATCAATTAAAGCCGCCCCCGTCGAACTTAACATCGATATTAGTAGTTGATTCCTTAATTACAGACAACATAGCATGTATTTCTTGTACAGTCTTGCCTAATTTGCTAGTCATAATAGCTAATTCTGCTGTTAGATCTCTAGCTTCTTGAATACTGATACGAATATCTTTTTGTTGACTACGTTCGGCAGCAACTACCCGCTGAATTAGCTTTTCTACACTAGGTAGATTAGTAGGAAGATTACTTTGAGACATTTGCTAGTACCTGCTTCATTTCAATTTCTGTTTTAAACGGACCTTGATATTCATAGCGTTGTAATGTAATAAGTTTGGGACAGTGACTCTTGACCCACCCTTTTTCAAATTTAATAACATAGTATCCAGCACAGTACAAACTCTTGCTATCTCCGCTCTTAGTAAAGAGTGGAAGCTTTCTTTGAACATCAAACATTGAGTTGTGCGGAGTGGCACTAGTTGTATATCCGTGGACTTCATTTGGTTCTGCATCTGTTGCTTCTTTAATAATCTTAACAACAAAAAACGCTTTGCCAAACTCTCGAGTTAGACTTTCTTTGTTATCGTAAATTTTAATTCCAAGTTCATTGCTTAGAACAAACCGGTTGTCGTCATTCATCCTAAGTGTTCCAAACTTTTCTCCGCCTTTTTCAACAATCCAAAATTTATTGTCGATGATCGGTTTAGCATGTAGTTCTGTTGTCATAGTGTGTATCTCGCATTTAAAGGTTCAGCATATGCTTGTGCTTGATCTGAAATCTTCTTTAGATCGTACAGTCCGCAAAACTTCATAAGTCGCAGACCAACTTGACTAATGTTTTTATTAGCACTAGTTGCTTCTGCAATATTCTCAACCATAATAGATTTAATATCGTCGGGCTGGTGTGCAAGGTCGATGAGTCGACGATTGCGTTCGTAATCTTCTAGCACTCGATGTTCTAGTCCGTTGTGGTCAGTCCATCTCTGTAGCATTAGGTTGTTCCACGAAAAGCCTTTGCTTTTACGATCTTCAAACGCTTCAGTAAGGCCTACTTTTTTGCTTGTGCCTTTAGTGCGTACACCGGGATATGCTGAGAAGACATTATCGCTAGTATCGCCACGCATACATTTTTCAAACAACAACCACTCTGGATCTGGGATTGCTTTAGGTAGTTGTGTTTTCTTGTCAATGACTCTTTTACCTTTTGCGTCAAATACGCCTTCATGGGTAATTGTAGTTTCCATTACACCGTTGTACTGTTTTACATTAGGCGCAATTAATTGTACAAAGTCAGTGTCAGTACTAATAATGATGTGATTGTCGTTAGGATGACTCTGTATCCAGCCAGCAATAAGATCATCTGCTTCTAGGCGAGGATGTTGCATAACTGTACAGTTAGTCTTATCTTTGATAAAGTCTTTAAACGTGTCAAATGCTTCCCAGAAGATTTTTTCTTCGTCTGCTTCTTTTTCGGTATGTGCGGCACGAGCTGCTGCACGTTGAGCTTTATAAGGCTTGTAGTAATCTTTGCGCCAGCTGCGACCTTCTAAACAGAAGATAACGTGACTGCCGTTAAAGTCTTGCCACGCCTTCTTCACGCTGTTAAGAGTGATATGAAACGCCATGCCTAGCTTAATATCAGCGTCGCCGTTAATAACGTGTCTAGCACGAAAGAATGTATTTGCTGTATCAACTATAATGTAATTCATTTGTTGTTCTTTTTAACTGTGTTAATATCGATCACACCAGTGTTTACTGCACCGCCGAAATCACCATCTATCACTACGCCTGCGCATAGTTCACGGAACCAACGATCGACAATCTCTTCTTCTTTGTCGCCATCAAACCCGTAACCTTCTTGCTTTAATTTTAACACAAACTGTTCGTTCCAGTCAAGCTCAAAAAACCCATTACGGATGTTGTCTTTGTTTACATGTGTTTCGATTACACCTACCCAAGGTTCTTTTAAACGAGTTGCTTTATCTTTTGCGCTAAGTTTCGCTACTTCTTCTGCTTCTTTAGCAAGCACTGCTTGTTCTGTTGCTTCTTTTGCAATTTGTATAGAACGTTCTGCATCTTCTACAGCACGTTTAGTTTCGGCTTTGATCTTATCAATGCCAAACAATTTTTCAACCCACTTGTTCATTATGTACCCCACTCATTTTTAAACAGCGGCACTTGCAGTCGGTCACTGTATCGCAAACCGTTCTTCATAGCTAGCACTGCTACGTTCTTATTGTTCATAGCATATACACTTTCGACACCGCCGACTGGCATTAAGTAGACATGTCCTTTAAACCCTGCTGCACGGAATGCAGCAATTGCACGTTCGGCATCGGCAAAGTCTTGTTCTGTAGCAATAACAAACTTCAAATATGCTGTACCAACTTCTTCATACTCACAAACAACTTCTGGCTTAATAGCGTCTTCCCACTTTTCACCACTGCATGGCAGTTTAGCACTTACACTGAATGTAAGTTCTTTACCTACTTCACTATTCCACTTAGCCAAGAAACCTTTAAACTCCGGAGTCAGTTTTTGAGTACCGTTTGTTTCAAAAGTAATCTCTTTCAAGTCACGCATCTTGGTGTTGTTAAGCAAATCCGGATAAGCACGTTGCCAGCCCAGTAGCGGCTCGCCGCCTGTAATAACCAAGTGTTCGTCCTTCCAATGATCCTGCGGGAGAATTTCCATAATACGATCTACAATTGCTTCGCTTGTAAGCATCGGACTAAGAGTTTTGAACTCTGGCATCCAGCTAGCGTAGCTATCACAGCCAGTACTAACTAGTGGCAAGTCCTCGTATTTTGCAAACATATGAGCAACTACTGAAATTTCTTCAGCTTCCTTGCTTAGTTCACCTCTAGGCATGCCAAATCCGCTACACGTAAAGTTGCAACCAAATGTGCGTAGAAATACAGAAGGGACGCCCATATAACGTCCTTCACCTTGAATGCTGTAAAACAGCTCTGCGATTTTAATTTTACTCATAGTTTATTATACACTCTTTTTCTGTAATTGCCAAGAACCGTTGCCTTGATCTAGCCATTCTAATGTGTCTCCTTCTTTCCAATTTTGCATATCTAACAGATCTTGCGGTATTGGCATAATAAGATCGCCATTCTCGGGATCTTCTTTTAGGGTAACTGTCCAGTGTGTCATATTCTATCACTTAATAATATTTTACAAAGTAATGCGTCTTGTTCGTTATTGAACTCAAACGACATTGAATTTTCTGTAGGATGGGATGTGTACTTATCACCAGGAAGCCCAAACTGTTCTAAAACCATCGCGCAGGTTTCATTCCACCAATGACTATTTTGATTATCCCAAGGAACGAGTATAGTATTCATCGGCCTCTTAAATTAGTACTAGTCTTACTAATCTTAGGACCTGCGCTTTCAAAGTCCATGCCCGCCATGCGACCTTCATACTTACTACCATTCCAATTCATCAATAGTTTAACACTCTTGTTCATAACCACAGTAAGGTTACGTCCCTCGTTACACTGCATGACTTCAGCCTCCATCTCTCTTTTACTGGAAACCTGAGTAACAGTACAGGTGTTATCGTGCCTAGTTATTACACTCATTTTGTCCACCATTCTTCATAAGGAAATTCAATCCACACATCGTTTTCGGCTTTGTTAACTTCCATACCACAGTAGTTCATACCTACGCTGCATTGGCTAGATAAGTTATCAACAACAACAGCAAATCTTACGTTGTTACTCCAGATCTGTTGCCAACTGGTGTCATCTGGAAAACAGCCACTTGGCCAATCATTCATCAGCCAGTTTAGTGTACTGCCTTGATCATTAATGTCGTCAACAACAAGAATGTTCTTTCCGTAAAACGCATCTTCAGCCATGCCTAGATTGCTAGTACATTCTCCGCCGTCACGCAAACTGATATCTAACGATTGCATGGGAACGTTTAAGTAATGGCTGATCATTACAGCAGGCAATAATCCGCCTCTTGTAAGTCCTACAATGAAATCCGGCTTCCAATTATCTGCGGCAATTTCTCTACAGATAGTAGAAACTAAACCTTTAAATTTTCTGTCATTAATTATGAGTTTGTTCATTTTGTTCTTTACGAGTTTTTAAATAATATTCATTTTGAATCCATTCATCATTTACTAGAAATCCCCATTCTCGTTTGTGGGGACCTGGCATAAACAATGTCCAAGGAGTTATT